CATCAACCTAGACCGAGTCAGTCACATGATCACAGAAATGTGGATGGACGGACCAAACGGTTTTGGTAAGCTGAAGATACTGCCGACACCAATGGGAACCCTCGTTCGCACCATGCTAGAGTCTGGCGTAAAGCTAGGCGTCAGTAGCCGCGGTGAGGGCAACGTGAATGAAGCCAACGGACAGGTCAGCGATTTTAACATCGTTACCGTGGACGTGGTTGCACAACCTTCCGCTCCTAACGCATATCCAAAGGCGATCTATGAGAGCCTATTGAACATGCGCTATGGCCATAAGACGCTTGAGATGGCTGCGGAGCTCAACGAAGACAAGCGACTACAGAAGCACGTCACTGAAGCAGTGACACGCTTCATCAATGAACTGAAAATATGATTCAGGAGAAAACGATGTTCGAAGCTATCAAACCATTGCTCGATAGCGGCATCATAAACGAAGAAGCCAAGACTCAGATCGAAGAGGTTTGGAATTCTAAGCTAGATGAGGCGAAATCAGCGCTACGCGCCGAGTTCGCTAGCCGTTACGAACACGATAAAAGCGTGATGGTTGAAGCCTTAGACAAGATGGTGACAGAGAGCCTCACAACTGCTATCAACGATGTAGCAGCTGAAAAGGCACAGTTGGTCGAAGACCGCGCCAAGTTCATCGCAGAAATGCAGGACAAGGCCAGCAAGTTCGATGCCTTCCTAGGTGAAAACCTCAAGAAGGAACTAACAGAATTTGCACAGGACCGTGATTCACAGAAGGCTGGCCTAGCCCGCCTCGAGAAGTTCGTAGTGCGTGCCCTCGCAGAAGAACTCAGAGAATTCGCGGAGGATAAGAAGGACCTCATTAACGCAAAAGTTAAGCTGGTCGCTGAAGCCAAGGATAAGCTGGCTGAGCTGCGTGCGCAGTTCATCGCCCGTGGAACCAAACTGGTCGAAGCAACAGTCACCAACACACTAAAGGCAGAGCTTGGACAGCTCAAGGAAGACATCAAGGTTGCAAGTGAAAACAACTTTGGTAGGCGCCTGTTCGAAGCATTTGCTAGCGAATTCGCTGCAACACATCTCAACGAGCATGCTGAAATACGCAAGCTCAAGAACATGATGGAAAGCATGGAAACCAAGCTAGTAGAAGCACAGAAGGACGTGGCCGAGAAGAAGGCCATTGCAGAGTCCAAGGACCAAGAGATCGCAAAGATCAAGGACGGTATCGCTCGCGATACCAAACTCAACGAAATGCTGAAGCCACTCGCAGCTGACAAGCGTGCAGTGATGACCAGCTTGCTAGAAAGCGTGTCAACAGACAAGCTAGAAGGTGCTTTCCAAAAGTATCTCCCAGCTGTAATGAACAACACAGCAAAGAACGACCGCAAGGTCATCAACGAATCTGTGACGGCAGTCACGGGTGATAGGGCCGCCAAAGCCCAGGATTCAACTGAGGACAAGGGCAACATAGTTGAAATCAGACGTTTGGCAGGATTGAAGTAAAAGGAAACTTTAACAATGACTCAGAACCTAATCGAGAGCCGTTGGGACGAGACCAAAGACGCCCTGCTCGAGGGCCTCAGTGGAACACGTCGCAGCACCATGGGTGCAGTGCTCGAAAACACAAAGCGTTATCTGTCAGAAAGTGCATCAGCTGGTGCGACTGCTGCTGGTAACGTAGCTACACTTAACCGCGTGATCCTCCCAGTGATCCGTCGTGTTATGCCAACTGTTATCGCCAACGAAATCGTCGGCGTGCAGCCAATGACCGGCCCAGTCGGTCAGATCCACACCCTCCGCGTTCGTTATGCAGAAGACTTCACATCAACTGCATCACCAGCTAACGGCCCAGGCACCGACACAACCGCCGGTGAAGAAGCCCTCAGCCCATTCAAGATCGCACAGGGCTATTCAGGCGTTGCTCCAGGCACAAACAGCTCTGACGGCAAGGCTGGTTCAACAAGCTCAATGGAAGGCACACCAGGTCGCAAGATCAGCGTGCAGATCCTCAAGCAAGCTGTTGAAGCAAAGACCCGCAAGCTATCAGCTCGCTGGACCTTTGAAGCTGCTCAGGACGCCCAGAGCATGCATGGTCTCGACGTCGAAGCAGAAATCATGGCTGCTCTCGCACAAGAGATCACCGCTGAAATCGATCAAGAGATCCTTTACAGCCTCCGCGCTCTCGCTGCAACTGAAGAAACCTTCAACCAAGCAGCAGTGAGCGGCACAGCAACATTCGT